TACTCGTACCGAAGCCGTAGAAGACAAAGGTGGGGATGTCAAAACTGACTCCCAACTTGCCGAATACCAAGCCAAGCTTGAGCAATTCCAGAAGGAAAGGGATGAGCTCGAGGGAGAGCTTCGTCTTACAAAGGTTGAGGCTACTCGTGAGTACAAGACGGCTGTCGGTGACCCCATCAAACAGACAGTTCAGACGATTACCGATATTGCAAAGGTTTACGAGCTTCGGCCTAACTCAATCTTAGACGCCGCCCAAGAACCAGACGGAGCTAAACGCAGAACCATCTTAAAGGAACTTACCAGCGATATGGATCCAGTAGACGCCCTGGCCGTCCGTACGAAGGTGGACGATCTGGCTTTACTCAATGCAAAGCGGGAAGAGATGATTCGTGAAAGTAAAACTGCTCTAGAAGCCATCTCCAGACGAGAAGAAGAGGCTGAAAAAGCCAATCGAGCTAAGTACGACGTTGAAGCGAAAAAGGCTTTTGGTGAAGTTTGGAATAACTTCCAAGAGGAGATGCCTCTTCTTAAGAAGGTAGAGGGTAATGATCAGTGGAACAAAACTATTGAGGATATCCGTAGCCAAGCCGAAAGACTTGATTCTGAGCCTCTAGATCACAAGCAACGTGCCGCCTTAACCTATCAGGCCGTGACTTTACCTTTGGTTGTTCAGGTGTTTAAGGATTATGTATCCAAGACAAACCAAGAGCTTGCGAGCTTGAAGAGCAACCTGTCTGAATACCGAAAAGCCACTCCTGGCGTTGGGTCTGGCTCAGCTCCCGAAAAGAGTGAGAAGATTGACCCAAACATTGGGTTCTTGGACGCCTTGGAAAAAGGCTTTTAAGAAAATTTAAGTTTTTCTTAAAAGTGGTATTGACAGATTCTAAACTGTCTTACGATTTACATTAGCTGTTAGGAATTGGCATGGTCGTATCCGCGGGCCGACACCGCGTTAGCTGATGACGAATAGCGTTCGGGCAATAAAAGCTCCGGGATGCCGCCGGGGGAACCAAACATAGGAACTGCCATTACCTTTGGCAATGGACTTACAGTTTCTTCATTCACTTTTTGAAAGGATACTTAATACAATGGCTACTACATTTAGCGTTGAGCAGCTCTTGATTAAAGAATCTGGTCGTATTGGACCTGATATCTACCGCAAGACTGTCGACACCTCCCCTTGGCTCAAGCTCGTAAATCAGGACGTGTGGCCTGACGAGATGGGCGATTCGGTCAGCGTACTCGTTTACGAGCGTTCGCTGCCTTATAACTATGACGGCGATGGCAAACTTACTGGTACCAAAACGACTTGGAACTCTCTTACTGGAAACGCTGCGAACGGTGTTCTCGGCGCTGCTGGTGAAGGCGGTCCTAATTCTAATGCTGGCGCTAGCAACACGATTGAATTCGGTCAGAGGCTTCGGTCTTACGGCTTGAAAGCTTCTTCCCTGAATTCGCCCGATATGTCGTTGAACGATCTGCGCTTCCCCCTCAAGCGGAAAGAGCAGCTCTCCAACATTATGGCGATTCTGTCGGAAGCTACTGGCGAAGCTTGGAAAGAACGTTACTACGATGAGTACGTTCGCTTGGCTGAAAACAAATTCGTTGCCACAACGAATGCAAGCGGAGCAGTTGGCCTTACTTCGGCTAATGGTTCTGATGTTGAGTTGTTCGGTACTGTTACTTCTGGCAACATTGTTGAACTTGCCCAGACTCATCTTGATAAGATGTATCTGCGCATGGTTCGTGACGGTGGTGGAGCTAACGCTTACGGACGCCAGAACGGCGCTCCCGTGTTCTTGCTGGTTACCAGCTATGAAGTGAGCGACTCTCTCATCAAAGCCAATGGAACATCTGGGCAGACGGCTACCCGTGATGACTTCCGTTGGAGCGATCGGGCTAACGAATTGCTTGGACCTTTGGGCGTGCAACGCACGTACAAGGGATTCCATCACTTGGTTGATCCGTTCCCCCGTCGGTTCACCTACGCTAGCAACACTTGGACTCGCGTGTTCCCCTTTAAAAAGGCGGCAACTACTGCGAACACTCGTACTGGCGTCAAGTATGACATTAACCCTGACTACGAAACTGCGGACTTTGAAGAGTCGATCATCTTCCACCCGGATGTGTTCACCTCTCTCGTTCCGAAGCCCATCAGCGCTACTGGCGATATGGACTTCTCGGCGCAGACCTATCGTGGTGAGTTCACTTGGCGGAATATCCCGGATCGTCAGTACAATCCGGACGGCGGGATCGGGTTTTTCCGGGCGGTTTTCGCCTCTGGAAGCAAGCCGATCTTCCCTAACTTGGGATACGTGATCCGTCACAAACGGATCAACCCCGTAGTCTAAAGACTGGTTGATTGAATAGCCTCCTCAGGGTTCTACCCCCTGGGGAGGTTTATTCTTTTCCCACCAGGTATTCTAGGGTGAATCACATCCGTGGCTGGATTGGTCTTACGGGCGGCATAATCGAGCAAGCAATTGCCGACCTCGATCTTGCAATTACACCTTGCAAGGCCAAGAGAAAGCCAGATTGGGCATTCACACCAGAACACTTTCGGGAGTTCTTTACGTTAGCCGAGGACTTGTATCGAGTTTGTGGCTTTCGTTTGAACCCAGAAGCGGTGCGGGATCGACTGAATAAAAAACTCGAAAAACTGGATCAGCTCAATGTCCCGCAAAGACGTAAACGAAATCAGCGTAAAGCTAGCTGGAATCGACGCTAAGCTCGACTCGATAGTTGACCTCATTCGTCGTCACGACGAAATGCTTGCTGGTCACGCAGATCGTTTGCACCACGCCGAGAAGCATATCAATCTTGCTGTTGGGTGGGCAGGGGCGATTGGCCTTATATTTTCTTTTGTCGGAACGTGGGTAGCTGAAAAACTCGGAGTAAAATAACTTCTGTTGCGTCTAGACAAAAGTATGTCAAAATCAGCTATGGGCGCCGCAACGATCCTGGCTTGTCTCATTCTTTCTGGTTGCACCACAGTTTCTAGCAAAGGTTACCCAAATTTCTCAACTGCCGAGGCTAGGCTTGATGCAGCTTCAGCCGTAGCCAATCCCGAAGCAAAACAGCATATAGAGGCCGCTAGAACGCAATTAAAGGCCGCTAAAGAGGCTTGCTTTGCCAATACTGAAGCTCTCGAGCAGGCGATTAAGGAAAAGAACGAAGCCGTTAAAGACGCAGTTGTTTGGAAGGAGAAACAGAGGAAAGCTTTAAAAGAACTTTGGATCTATCGAGGGGCAATTATTGCTTTGGTTCTGTGGGTATTCCGAGGATTCCTTTTTAGCGGAGCTATGTTTGTGGCTCGTAAGTTTGTGGGGATACCCTGGTGATCCATTGGTTTCGGAGCAACTTGCAGGGGCTAGTGGCTCTAAGCGTCGCTATCATCATCTTCTTTTTCTTAGGGCCAATTCTTCAAGGCTTTGACACAACCGCAGGGGTTGTTGATCTTGGGTCACTTCACGTCCTTGCTTTTGGGGCAGTACGATTTCTTTTCTGTACCTTTCTGAGTTGGTCTGTTCTCCAGATGGATTGGAAAATACTTGATCGTTACATTGACAAGGGTGCTTTGAAAGACGACTGGAAGGAAGCTTGCCCACGCACTCGATTGCTCACGCTTTGCGTCATCTACGGAGTCCTCCTTCTAGCCGCAATTATTTCATGCAAGTAGTCTATGTTGCGCTTTTTCTTGCGTTTCTTTCCGACTCTTTGGCTAGCCCAGGAGTTGAGGCGTCGCGGGTTCTCGTCGTTGAACAAGCCCGCAAAAGTATCGGTATTCGGGAACTGTCGGGACACAACGATGGGCCCTTGGTGGACGAGATCCTCGCATCCGTAAATCTTGAAGGCACAAAAGCGCCGTGGTGCGCCGCATTCATCGTGTGGGTTGGCGACAAGGCCTTTGGGTCAACGCTATTTAATCCCTACCCTAGGTCGGCTTGGAGCCCGACATTTCTTACGAAACCAACCTGGGATCGACAAAGGAAGGGAACCCCACTTAAACCCGCCGACGTCTTTGGTATCTGGTTCAATTCGATGGGTCGGGTGGCGCACGTTGGCCTTGTGGAAAAGAGCGAGGGGGATTGGCTAGTGACTATTGAGGGGAATACCAATGGCGGAGGTAGTCGTGACGGGGATGGTGTTTACAGGCGAAGACGGCTGGCAGCAAATGTGCTTGGCAGGGGGTGGCTGTGAGTCTTCGAATTGGAGCTATTGGGGTTCAGAAGGTTGCAGCAAAGCTTCTTGAACAGGGCTTTCTTGTCAGCACCCCCATAATCGATGATGGCTACGACCTAATAACTGATTGGAAGGGAAAACTGTGCCGGGTTCAAGTTAAAAGCACAATGGGTGCCTCGGATTCAAAGGCTCGCAATAAGTTAAAGTTTTTGGCCGTTCGTGGCGCAGGGTACGGATATGGTGCCTACCTAAAGATAAATAAAGAGAAAATAAGATATAAAGCAAACGTATGCGATGCGTTTGTGTTTTACCATATCCCGCAGGACGCAGTCTTTGCCGTCCCAAGCCCAAAGCTCCCAAAAACTAAATCTATTTATTTTTCTCCTAATTCTAATTGGAGAGACAATTGGGACGTCTTGCGGAATTCAAAGAAGGTATAAACTTCCTGTATGGCCTCCCCTTCAGATTTAATTGTTTACGATGGTCAATACGATTGGAGAAGGGGAATGGACTCTTCCCTAGCTCCGCAAGTCAGCGATCTGACCTCTGTTCGTCTTGGAATCAACGTAACGTTTCGAGGTGGCCGCGCTAAGACACGACCAGGATTCCAGCAAATCTTTTTGACTGACGACCCAGATTATCCCGGAAGCCTTGCTCTGTATTCGACAGGACGCGACGCAAGCAACGTAAAGACTGGAAACTATTTTCAAGGCGCCTTCTTTTACGTAAACAAGACAGACCCAAATAAGTCATGCTTAATTGCTTGTTCTGGTGGGTACGTGTTTCGAATTCGCCCAGTTGAGGGGTATGTAGCGCGATTACCAGTCTCTGAGTATACGGTTGGCGGACAACCAGCCGACTTTCGGTGGGACGCCACACGAAAAGTGTACTTCTGCCAAGCTGAAAAGTTCTTGGTCATACAAAACGGAAATGATAAACCGCTCATATTTGACGGGGAAGTCCTGCATCAAGCTGGCGTAGGCTCAGCTCAGACAACTGGAAATATTGCATCCGTACCAGTTGGTACCTTTATGGCGTACGGGCAGGGTCGGTTGTACGTTGTTAACTCAACTAAAGATAGCTTTTCGGCTGGGGACTTGGTTTTCGGAGGATCCACAAACCAAATCACAATTAATACTTCTGCCCCAACTCCTTCGGTCACCACCACCACAATCACGACATCTTCCTCCCACGGCTATGTTACTGGCGATGTTATAACAATCTCAGGGCATAGCTCGACGCCAGACATTAACGGAACGTGGAAAGTTACTCGAGTCAGCGATACAACTTTTACCATACCGACAAGCTTAACGACCTCTGGGTCTGGTGGTTTTGCAACAAAAGCGAATAGCGGGCAAGAGTCCGACCTTTTACGATTTACCGAAACAACCTACTTGAACGAAGGAGGTAGCTTCCAGATCCCCTCGCAGATGGGTTCTATCCGTGGACTTACTTTCCAACCTATTTCCGACACCTCAACTGGGCAGGGAGATCTTTTAGTCTTTGGCGAGAAGGGAGCCTCCTCATTTGCCGTCGCCAACCCTAGGGATAGTTGGAAAAATCTTTCTGGGTTCCAACGAGTAACCCTAGACAACATTGGGTTGGTTTCCGACCGAAGCTTAGTAACTATCAATAACGACCTATTCTTTAGAAGCTTGGACGGCATCAGAACCTATCGCCACGCTCGTTCTCAAATGGACGGATACAATATGACTCCAATTTCTTCAGAAATGGACTCTGTTATGGATTACGATACCGAAGGTCTTCTTGGGGACACATCTGCTGTTTACTTTGATAACAGATTGCTCTTTACAGTTAGCCCAAGAGAGAACTACGCAAATATTAATGACGAACCGATTAAGTTACGGCCTATTTCGTTCCAAGGGATTGGGGTTCTCGACTTCAACTCAATGGGTAAAGCCGGAGAAAAATCTGCATCTGTATTTGATGGCGTCTGGACTGGCGTAGACGTACTTCAAATGGTTACTGGTGTCACACGAAGGCTACCTAGGTGCTTTATCTTTTCGTACGACACCGAATCGAACAGCAATCTACTTTGGGAAAACTATCCTTGGGCATTGTTTGACTTTCCGCTTGGTGCTTCAAGCCGGAGGATTAAATGCGCAATCGAAACAAGATCTTTCAACTTTGAGTCTCCTTTCAACATAAAGAAACTTGAGCGTGGCGATCTTTGGATCGCCGAGCTATCTGGCGATACTCTTGTAAACGCCTATTGGCGACCAGACGAAAATCCTTGCTGGTTTGAGTGGCATACTTTTAATACGTGCGCTGAAGTCGAGACTTGCGTCACAGGCATTGCGACAACGATGGCCACATCTGGAATATCTGTTGTCAAAGCTAGCGGCACAACAAGGGAAATCGCAACGACTTGGACTATTAAATTTACTGACCCCTCGACTCAATTTTATTTGAGGCTTGGGAATACTAGAACAACTTTTAAGGAGTTTAACACCACTCTTCAAACTTGGTCTACTACGACAGCTAGCACTCTACAGCAGGCTTTGAACGCTGCTCTACTCACAGCCAACCCAGACGAAACTCCAATTACGTGTGCTGTCACCAGAAACAATGATGATTTTACGATTGTCTTTTCGACTTCCGTTGAAGCTCCTATTGCGCTTCCAGCACCATCAACTTGCGGAGTCTATCTTCCAGCAAACGTGCGTGATCAATATAGATCTCAAATACGTCTCCCAAGCCCATCCAACGAATGTGTTACTTCGACAAATGCTTTGGCTCGGGTGGGACATACCTTCCAGTTTCGTTTTGAGTGGGAAGGGCAATTTGCAATTTCAAAAGTTATGTTCACAGCTTCCAAGCTTATCGAACCTGTAGGAGGAGGATGCCCATGAGCGATCCATGCCAAGTATTAGAGTGCGGATGTGAGCAGGGGGTATTTTCAAATATTGTCGCTGGGTCTGTTGAGGTACGAGACTATCTTGCAGATCAGACTGGGTCTGAGCTTGTCGTCGAAAACCCGCCACAATCTGGGTTCCAGACAATCGACGGCGAGTTCTTGGAGTTAAACTAATGGCCACAAGAATTAGCCACCTTACCGAAGATACGGCTCCAGCCACTAACTCTTTGCTTTCAGTTGTTGTAAACGGAATCACTCGCAAGACCACTCTTGAAAATGTTCTTGGTCTTGTAACTGGTGGTACAGTTACTTCTATAACTGGTGGCACTAATGTATCAGTCAGTTCAGTTGGCAATCCTACGCAAGATCTTACCATAAACTTTAATCTGCCAGGAATGGTTGTTCCCTACGCTGGCCTTGACAGCAAAGTCCCAGCTGGATGGCTTTTCTGCAACGGGCAAGCTGTTCTACGGTCTGGAATTTCGGGTTATCCCGAATTGTTTGCGGTTATCGGCACAACATATGGAAATGGTGATGGCACAATGACATTCAACGTTCCAGACCTTCGGGGGAGGATTCCTTTTGGCAAAGCTGAGAACTCTAGCAGTGGGAGCCCTTTTAATGGAGCCACATTTGCAAGTGGAAACTTTTATTCGCTGGCTTCTACTGGTGGCCAAGAAAATCATCTTCTCTTAGCTAGTCAGACTTCAGTTAAAGATCACACTCACACCGCTTCTGGTAATATGACTGTTTACGGGAATTACTGGGATACTGCAAACTGGGACGAAAGGAATTGTAACCCAGATAGTTATAGTGACTACGGGATACTTGGTGAAGTTGCACCTGGGGCGCGCGCGTCAGCTTCCTCTACAGGTAATACTTCCGCCCTAAGTTCAGTTGATGCGGCTTTACCCCACAACAATATGCCACCAGTTATGGTGTTATCGTACCTTATAAAAACCTAATCTATGCCAATATTTAAAACTACAGATCTAACCCTAACTAACTCTCCGACTGTAGATACGATGATACCTTGTGTTCAAAACGGGGTAACCAAGCAAATCTCTATTCTGCAAATAAAAGAGTATCTTAACGACGGAACCCTCAAACAGCTTTATTCGGGTGATGGGTATGAGTGTGCTCCCAATCCAATAACGGGTACTGGTTCTGTCTCTTTTACATCACCCGGGTTAATGAGCCTTTATGCTGGGGCAACCGCTCCAAGTGGATGGCTTTTGTGTAATGGTGCCTCTCTAGTTGTTGCGGATTATCAAAACCTATGGAATCAAATCCGCTACACCTACGGAGGATCTGACTTGAACTTTAACCTTCCAAACTTATCTGGTAGGGCTGTTTTTGGTTTGGACGATATGGGATCTACGACCGCTGGACAAATCACAACTGGAAGCCCAACAATTGTTGGGTCGTCTGCTGGGAGCATAGCTCACACGCTCACGGCAGATCAAAGCCCATTGGTTGATCATACTCACGCAGCTTCTGGTAGTTTTGCAGTTAGCGTAGATCCCGACAGAACTGGAAATAACACAGGTTGGGCTACTGGATACCCACGTAAAAGCTTTAACACATCAGGTGGGGAGGTAGGGGTTTCACTTGCTCTTTCAATTAATACTTCGTCTTCCCCAAGCGGAGTTCCAGCAACCCAATCACACCCCAATCTTCCACCCTTTATGTTGTTAAATTGGATTATCAAAATATGAAACTTACCTATTTGCCTGAAGTCGTTAGCCCTACTGATTCAACTATTTTCCCAATAGTAACCAATGGCGTGTCTAAAAAAGTACAACTAAACACACTCAATATGTTTTCTGTAGCGGGTGGGACTATTGGCAGCGTTTCCGCTGGGCAAAATGTAAAACTTGACCCAAATCCAGCGACTACGTCAGCAACAATAGCCTTCTCTTTTCCAGGGGCTATTTTCCCACTTCCAAACGATACTGTTGCTACTGGCATCCCAACTGGGTGGCTTTTGTGCAACGGACAGGCAGTTAGTCGGAGAACATATTCTACTTTGTTTGATGTAGTTGGTATTTCGTATGGTTCAGGAGACAACAGAACAACTTTCAATCTACCAGATCTTAGGGGCAGAACGATAGCTGGCCGAGAGACGATGGGGGGAGTTAGTACATCTGGGCGTCTGACTAATTCACGTCCTGGGAATGTCGATGGGGCTCTACTTGGAGCCGTCGGTGGGTCTGAAACCCATACTCTCTCTAGTCAAGAAGCTGGCCTAAACCCCCATAACCACAGCCATAGCTTAAGCGTTTCGTGGGGTGGCGACAACGAGCGAGGCAACCGATGCAACGGGCAAGACGGAGGCACTACTGGACGATTTCAGGGTGCTACTTACACAATTGGTTGGACGTACTCTTTCACGAATAATGCAACCTCGATTCCCTCAGCAACGTCCCACCCAAACCTTCCCCCTCTTGTGTTTTTAAATTGGGCTATAAAATACTGATATGGCCTTAATCTCTGGTTCACTACCTCCTCAGACTTGTTACGGAACGCCTCAGCAATTGCTTGATTTGTTTGCCCAGTATTTGTCTGCGCCTACTCAAAATGTAATTCTTGAGGGAACTTTAACAACCCCAGCTTCTCCTAATCCCTTTGGAGCTGGCACAGCCCCAACATCCAAGGTAACCACCCTTAGCATCGCTGGAGCCAGCGTAGGTGACGCCGTGCTTGTTGGCCTTCCTTCTTCACCCACGGCTGGAGTTGTTTTTGACGGCTACGTGTCTGCTCCAAACACAGTTACAGTGCGTTGCAACTATTACACAACTACCACTGTACCCTCTCAATCCTTTAAAATAAAAGTGTTCAAGGCCTCCTAAGCATGGCTCTTACTTTAACTGAAGCTAGAACCGCTTTGTCGCCATTCGTCGACAACGGGGTTTGCTCTACTGATTCTCGAGTCATAGCAAGGATTAACGAAGCTCAAAGAAGGCTTCATAGCGCTAGAGCTTGGTTGGGGGTTCTTGCTCGCTATTCCGTCCCAGTCGTTAACGGACAATTCACCCTACCAGGCTATACTGGAAGTATTGAAACGACTGCTGGTTTTGGCTTAGAAAGCGCTATTCGTGTTGCTAGTACTACTGCTTCTGAAGGTTTCTTGACAAACTCTGTTCAAGCCTTCCTTACTGATACAGGAGACGTTCTTCCGCTAAACTTTGTCCCGACCTCGTCTGATTTTAGGACTTACGCTATCGAGGGCGCAGCCCCCGCGCGTGTCGAAGTAACTGGGAAACTTAACTATATCGGAGCTGCGGCTGGCACCGACCTCTTGGTAATTGACGATGTAGATGCGATCAAACTTATGATCCTTGCGTTGTACCGGGAGGAGAACAACCAGCTCGAACTAGCTCAAGCCTTAGAGAACAAAGCCATCGAAAGGTTGACCACAAAAACTGACCGTGCCTTAGAGGCCGCTAGGCGCCTCAATTACCAGACAAGAAAGGCAAGCACTATACCTAATAGCCTTGGAGACTTTAGGGCGAAACTTGCTTTAGACATTGTCGATGGCTTGCGTGTGTCTGACTCTGAGTTGGTTGATTTAATCAACAACGCTGAAGAAGCCTTGTTCGCCCGCGGCTGCTGGTACGGAACAATTGAAAGCTATCGAATTAATGTGACCAACACAAATGAGATTCTCCTTCCAAACGCAATTGGGACAATTCTTGGGGTAACAATGGGCAATTCGCCTGTTTCTATTTTTGAGCGTCGGTATGACTACCACGAGAATGGTCTTGGCTACCAAGAGAAAGACAGCTCTGGTAACGATATGCTTGTGGATCGCGGCGAGGTCTACGTTAATTACGAGTGGAAACGCCGATATTTTATCCGGGATTCAAGTGCTACGGAATGTATTAACGTTCTCGCTAAGAAACGTTGGAAACCCAAATCTCGTGACGCAGATAAAATGGATCTTCGAAACTACCCAGCCGTGAAAACTATGGTTATGGCTCTTCGAGAAAAAGAACCAGAAAAAGCAATGTTCTATGAAAACAAAGCAATCGCTCTACTCCAAAAAGAACTTTCTGAAATGCGTGGCGGAGCGAAGAACCAGCTCCAAGTCCAAATGAAAAACTTTGCTTTAGGCGAAATTACGGCACTTATCTAATGGCTTACCAAATTACACCCGTTTGCGATGAGATTACCCCAACGCTAGTGACGTTGTGTGAAGATGTTGCCTCGACCGCAGTATCCTTGTGTGCGTCGCTTAACTCTTGGCAAAGCTACACGCTTGCCCCAGGTGAGAGTTGGCAGAACGTATACCTTTTGTGGAACTTTGCCGAATGAGTACACTCTTTGACCGTACAATTGCCCAGAGCTACACAGAGCTCTTAAAGACTGCCTCAACCTCCGGCGTTACCTCGGATTTAACTATTGTTGAGGACGGCGACGCAACGGCATCCGCTCTCCTTCTTTCTTCGAATGCTGTAAAATCCTCTGGAACGCTAGAGGTGGTTGGGCCTACAAACCTTCTTTCTGGTCTTTCTGTTTCTGGAGCCTCCAACCTTACTGGAAATGTCTCTATGGGCGGGGATCTGACAGTTACTGGGAATGCCGTTATCCAAGGGACGCTGACGGCTAATGGTGGGACTTTGACACTTGGCGACGAAGACACGGACAACGTTGTTTTCAACGCCGACATCAACTCTCACATTCTCCCAAACACGGACAACACTTATGACCTAGGCTCTGTCGCCAAGAGCTGGAGAAACCTTTACCTCGACGGAGACCTTTACCTCAACGGCACGGCTACGCTTAACAATCTCTCGATTGCTGTTTCTCAAACTATCTCGGCAACAACTCAGTCCACCGACAA